TAATGATTTTTTATATCTATCTCAAACACTCCCTGTTCTTTTTAATATCGTTTTCACTAACTTTCATCGTCACTCTACTTCCTGCTACCTTAACCACAAAGCCTTTGACACCTAACTTGCGTAATTCCTGTTGTATCTCTGTAGGCGTCTTACCTTGTGTGTTGTATCTGTATCTTTGATTGATTGTGTCGGATAGTATCATGCGTTCATCTTCTCGTATTCGTCTGCCCACATATACATCAATCCATCACTCACATATCTACGGTTGCACTTTCTAGCAATGTTGCGTCTGTCGATGAATAATACTTTTCCAGCTTCTACTGTACTTGCGAATTCTTCAACAATTTGGTTGTTGTTATCGACTAGATATACTGGTTTAGATACACCTTTATTTCTGCGATACACTCTATATTTTTGTAATGTAGATTGGAATAGGTTATCTGCCATAAGATTGTTGTACCTACTGTCTTTCGGATATGCGTGTAATCCGTTTTTCAAGTTACCGATAAACGTTTCATATACAATATCTGCTGCACGATACTTCTTATTCTTATAAATAACTGTGGAAATACCGTTACATCCATTCACAAATTTATATTTACCATCAGCTCTTTTCATTCTGCCTAAGTTACTCACGTATAGGTCGCACTTATCGCTATACTTCCAAATTTCATCTTTTGCTACAACTCTTTCGTTAAACTCCTGTTTCTTATTGACTCTAGGCATTGTGTCAGTAAAGAAGCACTTTAACTTATCGTTATATGTGCCACGTTCTTTTTGGTACCACAGTGTGTTGAATGGAATACCTGTAATGTTGTGCAAATGAGATAGGTCTGTCTTAGTCACTGTGTGAGTGAATGGTTCATACATATACACCATAATTAGTCCTCCTTATCATTCTATTGACCTTTCGTATATATTTTTTAATTCCTTATCTACATCAATTCCTAAATTTTTTTCGAGTTCCAACATTTTTTGTTTACTTTCTCCTTCTAATTGACCTCTTAATATTCTCCAAGCTTCATACATCAAAGAGGCATCACTAAATTGATCGACCATCGCAAAAAAATCTTCGTTGTCCATATAAATACTTTCTTCTTCGTCTTCAGAAAATGGAGTAAATGTTGTAGTTATTTGACAAGCGTTTTGTGAGATATACCAAAAATCTACATCATATGCCATTTCCTTCTACCTCCAATTTTTCGATTAATCTATCTGCATAATCTCTAGCTTTTTTGATGTCTGCTAGTTCATTGTCCTTTCTTCCTGCTCTAACTGGATATTTAATCATGTTACCTTTCATAAAACCTTTAAATTCTTCAAATGTTAACTGTTGGTATAAGAATTCGATAACATCAATTCCTTTTCTTCCTTGATAATGTGACGGGTGGTTAACCTTGTCATCTAACGTCTTTTCGGTTCCTTCATTTTCATTAGCCAATGAGTAAAAATCGTATCTATCATCAATAGTCCAAGTTCTCCCGTCAATTGCTTCTACATCAGCAACCCATTTATCCATATCAAGTCTTGACTGAACTAAACGATAAACATTTTTTATTTGCACTGTAATTTCAATACCGTTAATTTCATGAATTCTGATTCTATCGCCTCTATTCAAATCTTTAACACTCATGATCTAACCACCCTTTTTGGAAAAATATCGTACTTCATAAGGTGTACACACCATTCTCTTCTAGGATGTACTTGAGGTACTTCAAACAAATGTGGTTTCTTACGTCTTAGGTCCAATTCTTTTTGTCGCTCTAGTCTTACTAACCTCATTCTGTCCTCATGTTCTAATTGAGATAGTCGTTTTCTCTCTTTCGTTTCTGTGTCTTGTTCGTTATACTCTTCGAATAAAGCTTCTTCAGGACTATAGCCAGAATACTTAATACGTCTTACAATGAGTTTCCAGGGTGTGCCTGTGTATTCAGCTTCGTGTACATTCTCTACTGGTAATAAGTGTTTTTGCTCTTTAGTTCTGACAACGTAATATAATTTATTATTTTTAAATTCAATCGTTCTATTCTTTGCTAATTCCATTTACTCCACCTCTATTAATTCAACTAGTTCAAAATCTTCATTCATCAACTCTTTGTCAGGACTGTTACTGATTAAATCTAAAATGCGTTCCTTTTCATCACTTGCAGTAATTTGATTGTTTACCCAAACTGGATATTTACATCTCACTTTGATTGTTGCTTCAACTTCAATTGTTTCTTCTCTGTTAGCCATTACTCATCACCGACCAATTCGCCATCTTTCCAGATGAGTGTCATTGTATCTCCATCTTTCAACCAAAATTCTTTGCTAAAATCATCTTTTAGTTCATTGATAGATTTTTCAACCCGTTTAACTCCACCACCATTTACAAATATTTCCAACATTTCTGGTATCTTTGTTTCTTCCGTAACTTCTTCTTCAACTTCTACTGTGAAAGTTTCATCTACAACGATTGAATACTCTATCGACACTGTTTGCACCATGTCAAAATACACAGAACCTCTGTCAATATTGCTATAAAACGCTTTTTCTTTAACACCATTCTTCCAAGCCCACTCAATCAATTCTGGTAATGTCATTTCAACTTTCTTTTTAATCTTTACCATCCTTCATCTTCTCCTTTTTACGCTTTCTGCGTACCTTAATTAATTCTTCATACGTTATCCACTCTTGCCCTGTGTATTTAGGTGCTTTACATATCCACGTGAGTGGTACTTCTCTGTTTTGATATCTAAATATCTTTGATTTTATTTTGGCTTCTGGAGTAGGCATACCTTTTACATCTATCACTTCGATTAGCTTGCCATCTTTCCATAAAGCAAAATCTGCTACATAGTTAATAGATCTGAAATTTTCAAATTTAGGTTGTAATTCGTACTTAGGTTGCAACTCTATATGGTCATATCCCTTACCTAAGTTACGTTCTAAATATTGGTAGAAGTCACATTCAATTTTGCTATCGAACACAAAACCTTTATATTCAACTTTCTTAGCATTGTATTTACTCACGTTGTCACTCCTACATATCGAATATCGTTGCTTGTAACCCTAGTTCTTCTTCGTATAGAAGTTCGTATACACCCTTGAAACGTTTCAACTCACTATCAGTCATCTTTTTACTTTCTTCGCTAAAATGAGCGCCTGTGAGTGATTTAACGATGTTCAAATTAGATTCGCGTTTTTCTACTTTTATCTCTTCTGTTCCGTCTGGTCTATAAAGGTAATACTTTTCGATAATTGCCATTTTTATCTCTCCACTTCGTTTCATTCATGATTAACTCTTTCACTTCTTCGTAATCGTCAAAGGGTTTAATGGCTCCAGTATCAAGAAGCCTTTTAACTGCCCACCCAGACTCGATTAATATTTTGGCTATGATTGGATCTTCTTTATAATCCTCTCGATACATAAAACCTAAAAGTTGCTGATACTCATAAACTTTCATCCATAAAACCTCTGCGTTTTCTTGTAGAAATCGAGGTGTGCCACCCCTGTTTCTCCGTCTTTATTTTTAGAAATAATGAATTCAATTTCCGACTTACCTGTAATGTTGTCTTGTTGGTCTTGGTCGTAATAATCGTCACGGTATAAGAAGAAAATCATATTCGCGTCTTGCTCAATTCCTCCTGCTTCTCTTAAATCTGACATCATCGGACGTTTATCACTACGACTTTCTACACCTCTACTTAATTGAGATAGCGCGATAATGATACAACCTGTTTCTTTAGCTATAATTTTTAAATCACGAGAAATTTTTTCAACTTCTAATCGTCTATCACGTTGAGGAACATCTGATTGCATGAGTGTAAGATAATCAATAAATATAACGTGAGGTTTGTCTGTTTTTTGAGATGCGACTTCTCTAACGTCTTGTGGTGTCATTTGAGCTTGATCCTCAATCTTTAAAGAATTACATTTTTTAATTTGATCTATAGCAGACATTACCGATGAAACTTCATCGTCATTCAATCCGTTTCCTTGCTTGATTTTAGATAGTGGAATATTTGTTATTGTTGCGACTAACCGCTCAACGATATTGTTACCTCCAGTTTCTAAACTAAAGAACGTTGTAGGGTACCCACGCTGCGCGATATTCCACATCATCGTTAATGCAAGAGAAGTTTTACCTAACGAAGGTCTTGCACCTAATACATTCAACTGACCTGGTTCAAAACCAATGATTTTGTTATCTATAGAAGCAATACCAGTTTTAACAAATTGTTTTGGTTCATCAGATAAAATATTTTCTACAACTTCAGCTAGAAAACTATCAGTAGCGTCTGCTTTTTTTATTGTCATACCTTTTAATTTCTCTAATTCCTCTACCAAATAATTAAAATTTTCTTTACTCGGCATTGATTGATACTCTGTGAGCTTCTCACGAGCTTGTGACAAAACGTATTCTTGTAATAGGTTCAATTGGTCGTCCATAAAAAATGCCTTGTCAGTGCCATCTGAGTTGTATAAACGACCTAATCGGTCAGTAGATATAAATTCATTATCATCACGACTTTTAAAGTAGATTTGGTTTACATCGACTTTCCCTTGCTCTAGTGCATACTCAATGAACACTCTTAATTTTTCATCAGTAAACATTTCAGGTTTCAATCTGAATTTACTTAGTAACTCTGGGTTACGCATGAGGTTAGATATAATAGATTCTTCGGTACTCAACACATCAATACTCATCATCTAACCCCCAATCCTCTTTCATCTTTTGCCATTGTTTTCTTAATTGTCGCCTTCTCTCTCTAAACTCTTTATCGTGCTGCATTCTATATTTATCAGTCTGTTCTTCTGGTATCACTGCGCTTTTCATTTCTGGTGGTTTGCGATCAATAATTTGTGCAATCGTAGGTTTATAACGACTTTCTCTAACATGTTTCTTTGTTTTGTGTAGTGTTCTGTCGAAATCCCCATATTGTGTGAGTTGTTCTACCCAAAGGTTGTACTTAATTTTATTGAATTTCATATCGTAGACATTATTTATTAACTCTAAGATTTCAATTGCTTCTAGTTCAGTCATTGACATAATGTCTAACCTCCTAATAGTTCCTGTTTCTTCTTAGCTAGGTAATCATCTTCTTTATTGTTTCTAGGTTTAATCTTAGATATTGCTTTCTCTTTAGTATTGACACCGTCTTTACTCCAGTTTTCTAATACTTTGATAAGGTAGTTAACACCTTTGCTATTTTCTCTGCAGTAATCAGTAGCTACAGTAACGATCTCTAGTTTGTTATCTTTAAAATCCTTTATAGCTTCTTCTAGTTGTTGTGCTTTTAATGGACTTTGTATGATTTCTAAGTTATTACTAATATATTGAAATGATTTTGATGTCTCGTCACTGTCTCTATTTATTCTTGTATTATTAATTCTTGTATTATTCTCTTCCGTCTTTTTATGGATAGGGTCTCCACTTTTTTGTGGATACCCCTCTCCATGATTTGACGGATAGGGTGCTGTAATATAAATTCTTCGTTCGGTTACAGTCATGTTTTCATCTCTAATAACCACTGTGTCGATATATCCTTTTTCTTTTAAGTTTCTTATCCAAGTAGATACAGTTTTTTTATGAACGTTATATAGTTCTGCAAAGTAGTTATTACTAGCATATGAATATCCGTATTTATTGGACAAAGCAGTTAATTCGCCATACATAATAACTTCCATTGGTTTTAACTCTTTATCATATCTAACGTGTGCTGGAATGATTGAGTAATAGTTAGGTTGTTCTTTCAATCATCTCTCACTCCTTTCAGCATTTTGTTTAGTCGTTCATCCACAGACACCCAACTGTCTGTTAAGTGATATTTGTTATTAAATGCGTCCATGCCTATTTGATGCTGTTCGTTGTGATGAGATCTACATAGAGCTAACACTTGATTTCCGAAATGATTAATCTTCGTTCTATCTCTGCCACGTCCTACCGCAAATCTATGTGCTAAGTCGGAATGTGGTTTACCACAGATAACACAGTTACGATTGACAGTCGACCAGTAAAGAAACGCCTTGTCATTTTTAAGTAAGTCACTTGTCTTATAGTTGAGTGGGATATTGTTATGAAACACCCAGTCAATAATGACCTCTATAATTTGACTTGCTTGTTCTCTGGTACAATCACTTAACGAGAGGCGTTTTTCGTAGCCGTAGAGAACTTCTACGTAATCCATGAACATATACCTCATATAGTCGCGTGGTTGCCCTGTATAAGCTTCTATGTCGTTACAAAGTGCGAATATCTTTCTACGTTGTTTATCTGTAATCTTGAACGGATCAACTACCCTTACATCCACTTCAACTTCGTAACCATT